CCTAGCCAACGACAAACTCGACCGCTACTACGTCAACGGCAGGATCATCGAACGCCTCCAAATCCTCCTCGGAACCATGTCCGACTCACGCCTCTACGACGTAATCACCGACCTCAAGCCCGACACATACATCCAAATCCCCGAAATCTTCACTGGCGCCCCCACCCGATTCTTCGTTGAAGGAATCAACTTCAACATCTCACGCCACGACCTACAAGCCGGCCTCTACATCACAACCGCCGGCTATTCCCGTGGCGCCCAAAAATGGAACCAAGTGGGGCCTACCCGAACATGGGCCGGTGTACCGTCTACGCTTACATGGACAGACTCCCGACTCGTCGAGTTGTAAAGGAACACAATGGGAACAACACCGACCTACTCATGGCCCTATCCGGAATCGTCCGACTATGTAGCGGACGGCGCTACCGCTATCGAGAACCTTGCCGACGCTATTGACACAACAGTCGCCGGACTTGGTGAATGGGTTTCTTTTACACCGTCTTGGAACAATTTCACTATTGGAAACGGCTCCGAAATTTGGTACTACTCCGTTGTAAATGAGATGTTGTTTATTTCCGGGAGAACTACTTGGGGCAGTACTACTAGTCTTAGTGGGGCCCTCCAAATGGAAATTCCCTACGGAACCGGGATCATGAACCTTTCCCAGCCAGTCGGATCCGCAAACTACAATCAAAGCGGCGGAAGTAACTACGTTGGATTTGTCACCACTGCGGGCGGAACGACTCTCGGTTTCCGTGAGTTCAACGTGTCCGGCTCTTTGATTGAACAAGCGAATATTTTCGCCGGTAGCCCATTCACTTGGGGAACCGATGACCAAATCCGAGCAACAATGACATTAAGGCTGACATGATTACGGCAACATGCAAAAACACGGAATGTGATTACAACGACACGCCTCGAAACGTTGAAGGCGAACCGCCGAGAGTCGTCTGCGGAAATTGTCGAAATGATTGCCAACTGACAGATCCCCGACCCGATCCGGAATGGCCGATTGAAGAATGATCCGATTCGCCATCTTCTGCCTAGCGTTGGCCGGCCTCTGCCTCATCGGTGTGATTGGCCTCTCTAACTAGTTGAACGGCCATCTTTACCGGATCTCCCTCGGCCTCTACTGGGCGGCCGTACTCGTCGCCGTCATCGGCGTCACCGTCCACGCCGACACCATCACGATCGAAACCGAAACCGATCTCTACTTCACCATCGACACAGACGGAACCCCCGTCGCAATCTACGGCAACTCGAACCGCTCATGCGAAGAATACGGCGCCGACCCTTACCTCTGGCTCTACAACGGGAACCAGTTGATCGCCTCGGACGACGACTCAAACCACAACAACCTCGACAACTGTCTCTCCGCCAAAATCTTTACAACACTCAACGCCGGCAACTACATGATCCGGGCCGGCTGGTATCCCCAGCAAGGCGGACAGGGGCCGGCCTACGAACTCGTAATTTATTTCTCGGTGTCGCCGTCCACAACGACATCCACAACGTCCACGACTGAAGTACGGTCTACAACATCGACAACAACAACACTCCCACCAACAACAACAACAACGACGACAGAGGCGCCCACGACAACGACATCGACCACGACGACCTCGACGACTTCGCCTCCGACGACCACCGAGCCGCCGACGCCTACCACCGCCTCAACGACTACCACGACCTCCACGACGACAACTACGTCATCCTCTACGACTACATCATCCACAACAACCTCGACCTCGACCCCCACCACATCGACGACATCCCCCGATGTCCAATCTGTACCCGACACCCCTCAGCCCGACGCTTCCGACACCGAGAAACGTGACTTCGAGGCCGTCGTCAACATCTACAGCGAGCCCGGATTCGAGAACTACATCCCGGCCGGTTCTACCGTTACAGTTTCAACTAGACGAACAATCGTCGCCGCTTCAGTGGCAATCGGCGCAGTACCCACACTCGCCCCACATAGGAGGAAGCGATGAAAGCTCTACGCATATTCGCCGAAACGGCCATCATGGCCGGAGGACTCGGCCTCGTAATCATCACACTTTCAGGATCCACAAGGACAATCGCCATCTGGATCTCCATCATTTCTGTAGTGTTTTATGTAGTCAGCCAATTAGCCGAAGGAGGCTCCGATGACTAAACAAATCATCACCCGACTCATCGCCGTATTCGTAGCGGCAGCAATCCCCAACGCCCTCATCGGGCAAGCAATCGACGTATCCGTAGTTCAAGCCATGACACTCGCCGGCGGAATGTCCGTCCTAGCAATAGTCCAAAAGTTGGCCGCCGACTATCGGGACACCGGAAAAATTGACCAAGAAGATCTCGATGATGCGATTGGACAAGCGAAATGAGTGTCCGTCCGTACACCGGGACAACCGACGGAATCGGCAAAGGTAAAAGAGCCGGAACTGAAGCATTTATCTATGCGATCCAAGAAGCTTCCGACGGAGGTTTCTGGGTCAATGGATCTTTCGGGATCAGAATGATCCGAGGCTCAGCCACAAGGATATCCGTTCACTCGACCGGCAGAGCAGCCGATATTTCCCGCCGCAAATACGGCAGGCATCGGGGCGAATCACGGGCGAACATGATCGCTCTCTGCGACTGGCTCACATCCGTAGCAGACGAAATCGGCCTCGAATATCTTGCCGACTACGAACACAAACCAGCCGGCCGAGGATGGAAGTGTTCAAGAGAGGATCATTGGAGGGAGTACGGCAAAGGTGTCATCAAGTTCGGCGGATCCGGAGATTGGCTCCATATCGAACTTGATCCAGAACACGCCGATGATCCGTCATGGGTTCCCGGCGTCATGGCATCGTTTCCGAAGTTCACCGACGCCCCAGCGCCAGCCCCGGAACCGGCAGACGACGACGACGCCTACCCCGGTACAGTTACAAAACGAGGAACACGGGCATCCGCCAGAGTCCGAAAGATCCAAAAACGCCTCGCCGAACTCGGAGCAAAAAACTCCTCCGGAACACGCCCCCTCGTCGTCGATGGCGACTTCGGCCCCGCCACATTGAAAGCCGTGAAAGAGTTCCAATCCAACTCCGGTCTCGAAGTAGACGGACTCGTCGGCCCTAAAACTTGGAAAGCATTATTCGGATAATCCGCAATACTGTGTCACCCTTCCGCTAGTCTGCGTGGTGAGTTGCGGATCATCCGCATCCACTACCAGACAGGAAGGGGCATCCATGCTCTATCTATCCGACATCGCCGTCACCAGACGGACGACCGGAATACGCCCGAGATTTCTATGGGATCCAAATCGAGGCATGACGCCGACCGACATGGCAACACTCCGGAACCGCTACCGGGCGCTACGCCGAGCAAACATCGAAAGGATCTACGCCCGATGGATTATCTGGGATCTAGTAGACGCTGGCTCACGAGCAAGGCGGGAACAATGAAACTCCTCGGCCTCGCCATCTTCTTTCTCTGTAGTTGGATCCTCACCCTCCTACCATCCGACTACGAACTCGACCAACAAATGCGGGAACTTTCGGTGAGTGTCACACCCACCGGCTACACTTACCCCACAACCACGACCGGACTCGATCAAACCCAAACAACATCGAGAAACAGTTTCTTCCTAAACCATGCTCCGGCCGTAGTTGTAGAGAGCCCATCAACTACATCGACTTCGACGACGAGTACCACGACGCCTCCGGGAGGGAGCGCCCGATGTGGCGAGTGGGCTCTCGCCACATCTAGAGCAGGATGGCCGGCCGAATGGGTCGATATTCTCCTCGACGACATCATCTGGGATGAGTCACGATGCCAAGCCGACGCTACGAACGGTCACGATCACGGCCTCACTCAAATCAACTGGCCGACATGGGGCGACTATGTAGAGAGTTTCGGATTCACTAAAGCCGATCTCTACATCCCCGAAATCAACCTTTGGATCGCCCTACAAATCGCCTACAAAGCCGACGAGGCCGGCTGGCGATGGTGTCAACCGTGGGATTCGTCGCAGGTTCGGCGATGTTCATAACACTTACCGCCGACCAAAGAGCCGAAGCCGAGCAAGCCGCCGATCGAGCCCAAACCCGAGTTCGAGAATTGAACCTCAACAACTCCCGGCTCTACCAGCGAACCGACCGGATGGATGATTGGGCGGCCGACTACCTCGGAGCATTAGCCGAAATCGCCGTAGCCGATCATCTAGATCTTCCGTGGGGACGGTACGAACTCGGAGGCGTTGATGTAGGCGACGACATCGAAGTCCGACGTACTGGGAAACATTGGGGCGGGCTCCGTGTCATGCGTAAAGACTATGACGACGTAAGAATTAACATCAACGTCCTCGTCTACATGGAAAACGACATCGAAGCTCACCTCGTCGGCTGGGTCAACACCGAGACAGCATGGATCCGAGGCCGAGGATGCAACGAACGTCGGCCCGGATGTTGTTCTTACTATCGGGAATCCGACTCTCTCATCATCAACCGCAAACACCTTCGACCAATCAACCAACTACCAGAAAGCATCAAACAATGAACCTTGACGGCTACGTCCCAGTCCACACCCGCCTCCGAATGGCGCTCACCGCCCACCCGGATCTCAGAGTGTGGGAAGAATCACACAAACTCGTCGAAATTGGCGAACGACTATTCATCGAGGCTTCCGTCCTCGTCTACCGATCCCCCGACGACCCGTATCCGTCCCGGGGAACCGTCTACGAACCATTCCCCGGCCGGACAGCCTTCCAACGTGATAGCGAGTTGATGGTGGCCTACACTTCGGCGCTCGGAAGAGCCCTCGGATACATGGGATTCGGCATCGAGAAGGGCATGGCGAGCATCGACGAGATCATGGCTCGAACCGATGACCCCGACGAAATCGTTACCCGAACAAAAGCCGTCCCGGGAAGCAGAGCCAAAAGAGCCTCAGAGCCTTCCAGAGAGCCCGTAGACGACCCGGAAGCCCATCCAGCGGCCAACACCCCCGTAACACCGGGCGGACGCAGAGAAGCCCCCACCGAAAAAATGTTCGCTTTCCTAGAACGGTTGAACATTGAACGAGGCAACCCGCTCGACGGCCCGACGATCGCAAAATGCGCCGGCTCCTTCGATCTATGCCGAGAAAAAATCGACGAACTCCAACTCCTCCCGAAGGTGTGACCCATGCCGATACGCCGTGGCCCTAAACCGGATCGCTATGTGATCCTCGACAACAACCTCATCCGACGGACAGACCTCTCATTCCGAGCCAGAGGACTACTTGCCTACCTGCTATCCATGCCGACCGACTGGAAAACGTCAGCCGCCCGCCTATCCAAAGAATCACCCCTCGAAGGCCGAGACGCCATCCTCACCGCCCTCAAAGAACTAGAACGAGCCGGCCACCTCCACCGAGTCCGCTACCAAGACACCGCCGGCCGGTGGCATACAGACAACATCGTGGGGGATAACCCTGTGGAAAAGCGGCCAAGTTATCCACTACCGGAAACGGATGAACCGAATTCGGTTGATCCGGACGTATTAGAAAGACTTACTAAGAAAGACTTATCCGTTAGTAGTTGTACAGATAGTTACGAAAGGGATCCATTCTGTACTGAATGTCGAGGGACAGGATGGGCGCCAACCGACACCGAAACCACCAACATCGAGCGCTGCTCATGTAGGAGCCGGCGATGACATGGACACGAAACGACACCGAATACAAAAAGAACCGCAAAACCATCCTCAACACAAAGCCGGCCTGCGTGTTCTGCGGTAACGAAGCCGACACCGTAGACCACATCATCGAACTTCAACGATGGAACGACGAACAACGCTCAGGATCCCCACACACACTCAGCAACCTCCAACCAGCCTGTAGACGCTGTAACTCCTCTAGAGGCGCCACCTACGGCAACCTAAAACGAGGCCAAGCAACCAAAGCCCGAGCCAAAGCAGTCAAACAAAGCGAAGCCACCCGCCCCGTTTTTGGATCGCCCCAACAACACCCCGACCCGAATATCTTCCCTCTCTCTTCCAAAAAGGGAAAGAAGGAGAAGGAGTTGGATGGGATCGCCCTGGAGTCGGTTGGATCGGAACCGATTCGGCCTCGTTTGCTCACGCCGAGTTGGGGGGCAGAGACTTATGGGCCTCTAGTAGCGGATTGGTCACGCCGAGTTATGGATCGAGAGTTGTGGCCGTGGCAGATCGAAGTATTGAACGGGCTACTCGAACACAAGGACGGAAAACTCTGTCACCGTCACGGCCTAACATCTACGGCCCGCCAGAACGGGAAAACCGTTCTCCTCTCTGCTCTCATCGGATGGTGGCTTACCGAGGGAAAAGTGATCCGGGGACAACCTCAATCCGTTCTGTCCGTAGCCCACGAACTCCGAGCCGCCGAAGAAATCCACTACGCCCTAGCCCCAATTCTTGAAGAAAGATTCGACGCCGCCAAGTCCTACAACTCCTTCGGCCGTAAAGAAGTCCGATGGGATGACGGAACAATCTGGCGAATCTCAGCCGCCACACCAGCCGCCGGACACGGCCAATCCAACGATCTCGTCATCGTCGATGAAATCTGGGACGTAGATTCCGATGTACTCCACAACGGACTCCTCCCAACACAACGAGCCCGACCCGCCCCACTCGCCGCCTTCTTCTCAACCGCCGGAACCGAAAAATCCCAAGCCTTCCTCCGCTGGCGAGAAGCCGGCCTCGACATCATCGACAAAGGAAAACCCGGACGCCTATTCATGGCCGAATGGTCACCCCCGCCTAACGTCGATCTATCCGACCGCCGCTACTGGCTTATGGGAAACCCAAGCATCGGACAAGGCTTCCTCACCATCGAAGATCTAGAGGACGAAGCCTCCGGCCCCGATCACACCGCATTCCTACGAGCCGGCCTCAACCTATGGGTCGCCTCAGATCAAGCATGGCTCGAACCCGGAGAATGGGAAAAACTCGAACACGACGGAACCCCGCCGGCTTGGAATGTGTTGGCCGTTGACTCCTCGGCGGACGGATCTCGATTCGTCGGTCTACTAGGTGGCGCCGACCCCGACGGCCGAGTCCATCTATCCGTAGCGTTCGTGACACACTCCGAGGCCGCAGCATGCGAACAAATCGCCGAACAACTACCGCCCGGCGGACTCCTTGCGATCACTCCGTCGCTGGAGATCCATTGTCCCCCGATGTACGAGCAACGCCGAACAACCGTCGGACACGGCGAGATCCTAAAATGGACTGGCATCG